ATCATTTATAATCGCGGGTCATTTTTGGCAAAAGGGGTAAATTTGAATGACGGCCGACGAGTATCTGGACGAGATCGTGCGCAAGTGTACGGCGCTGGGCGTGTGGCGTGACGAATTTGAACGGACTGCGCAGCGCTTGTCTCGGGTGTATGAGCGAATCGATAAAGTCGAGGCCGAGTTTGAGCGGACGGGTGGGAATGCGATCATCACGCACACGAACAAGGCCAAAGAAAAGAACCTCGTCCGGAACCCGTTCCTCGTGGAGGTCGATGCGCTGTATGATCAGGCGCTGACCTATGAGCGCGAATTGGGCCTGACTGCGGCGGCGCTGCGCAAGATCAACGAGGACGCGCTCAAGTCGCGGAAGACCGACGGCGGCCTCGCGACGGTGCTCAGGCTGTTGGAGAGTTAAGGCGAGGTGACGCGAATGGACAGCCGCACGGCGGAGGAACGCGCGGCGATGTGCAGGCGCAGGGGCAAAAAGGTGGTCACGCCGCAGGGCGAGCGACTGCCGGCCATGATCGAGGGCAAATACGCGCGAGATGTAATGGACTACGCGGTCGGCGTGGCGTGCGGCGAGATCGTCGCGGGCATAGACAGGATGCGGGCGTGCATCCGGTTTTTGCGATTTTTGGCGCGCGACGATCTGGACGTGCGGACGCGAGACGCCGATCTGGTGATCGGGCTGATCGAGGCGACGTTCAGGCACAGGCAGGGCGAGGCCCTTGACGGGCGACCGCTCCGGGGCGAGCTGCTGAAGCTCGAACCCTGGCAAAAGCTGATCATATATGGCATCCTGATTTTCTATAAGCATGGCACCGATGAGCGCCTGACGAAAGAGGCGCTTATTTTTGTGCCAAGGAAAAACGGAAAGACTATGCTAGTCGCGGCGCTCGCGTGGGCGCTGACGATCCTGTCGCGCAAGTCGGGCGGGAAATGCTACGTCGTCGCGGCGGCGCTCAAACAGGCGCTTGAGACGTTCGACGATTGGCAGTATGTGCTTGAGCATAGCCTATACGATGGGCGCAAGGCGGCGGAGGCTGACGGCTGGCGAATCCTCGCCAACTCGGTTGAGCACTCGATCAGCAACAGCGACATCATGGGCGGGTCGATCGCGCTGCACGCGCTGCCTGGAAATCCTGACAAACAGGACTCCTTCAACGCGCCGTACATCATCGCCGATGAGGTGCACGCATACAAATCGCCGACGCAGTACAACGTGCTGCGCGAGGCTGGCAAAGCGTACACAAACAAGCTGGCCGTGATCATCACGTCCGCCGGTGACAACGGCACGGGCTTCTGCGCCCAGCGCGTGGAGTACTGCCGGAAGGTACTGCGCGGCACGGTGACGGATGATCAGTATTTCATCTTCATCTGCGCGGCGGACATCGACGAGCGCGGTGACGTGGATTTCACCAACCCGATCCAGCAGCAGAAGGCCAACCCGAATTACGGCGTCACGATCCGGCCAGACGACATCATGGCCGAGGCGGTGCAGGCCCAAAACGATCCGCAGCAGCGAAAAAACTTCCTGGCGAAATCGCTGAACGTGTTCACGTCGGCCATGACGGCATACTTCAATATCGACGAGTTCCGGCGATCTGACGAGGCAGCGGGCGAGGCGCTGGGCATCGACCCGATGTGGCCGACGGAGAAAAAGCTGGACTACCTCGCTCGGCTTGGTGTTGACTGGTACGGCGGCGCGGACCTGTCGAAGCTCCACGACCTGACGGCGGCGTGCCTGCACGGGCAGTATAAGGGCATCGAGATCGTGATCCCGCACTGCTGGTTCCCGATCGTGGCCGCTACAGAGAAGGCCGAGAAGGACGACATCCCGCTGTTCGGCTGGCGCGACGACGGCTGGCTCGATATGTGCAACGCGCCGACGAACGACCACACGGCGGTCGTGCGCTGGTTCCAGATGATGAAGGCGCGCGGGTTCAGGATCAGGCAGGTCGGTCACGACCGAAAATTCTGCCGCGAGTACTTTATCGGCATGAAGCAGGCCGGCTTCCAGATCGTCGACCAACCGCAGTATTTTTACAAAAAGAGCGAGGGCTTCAGGCACATCGAGAAGGCCGTGAAGGATAAACGGCTCTACTACATGGGTGCGGAGCCTTATGAGTACTGCGTGGCAAACGTCCGCGCGATCGAGAAGACAGACGACATGATCCAATACGAGAAAATCCAGCCGGAGCACCGGATCGACGTGTTCGACGCGGACGTGTTCGCGGTGGTGCGGATGCTGGAGAATATGGAGCGCGGCAAGGCTGCGGCGAATTGGTGGGGCACGAAATGACTTTTGGGGTTCCGTACAAAGGCAGTAAAAACGCATGCGCACAATGGGTGATCGACCATCTCCCACCTGGCGACAGGCTGATCGATATGTTCGCCGGCGGGTGCGCAATTACACATTGCGCCCTGCTGACCGAGAAATGGCCTCGTGTGCTGGCCAATGACATCGACTCCGGTCCGCAGCTGTTCTACTGCGCCGCCCATGGTCGATATCGAAACGAGAACCGCTGGATCAGCCGGGAAGACTTTTTCAAGCTGAAGGGCACAGACCCTTATGTCCGATGGTGCTGGTCGTTTGGGTTTGATGGCGCGAGTTATCTGTATGGCAAAGATATAGAGCCGTACAAACAGGCCGTCAACGAGATGCTGACCGCGCCGACGCCGCGCGAGCGCTACGACGCCTACCGGCGATACATGAAGATGCTGGAGGCCGCACCTGAGCACGTCAGGGGCGACAAAAACCAACGACTGATTGAGCTCGAACGGCTCGAACGGCTCGAACGGCTCGAACGGCTCGAACGGCTCGAAGTGTCACGCCTTGATTACAGGGATGTAGAGATCAAGCCCGGTGACGTGATTTACTGCGATCCGCCATATCGTGGGACAGGAGCGCATTATGTGAAGGGCTTCGATTTCGAGGCCTTTTATTCGTGGGCTGAATCGCAGACGGTGCCCGTGATTATCAGTGAGTACGATATGCCGGGCAATCGGTTCGAGTGCATTGCGGAAAGAGAGAGACATGACCACCTGAGCGCAACGAACAAACACCGGAAAGTCACCGAACGGCTATTTGTTCCGAAGGCGGCCCATAACTCGATCAATTTGACCAACGATAAAAGGCAGGCGATTTTTGAATGAGCAAAAAGAGGCGCGATGCGCCGAAGCGGGCCAGCACCAGGAGCGCGGGGTCTGTGGCGCTGTGGCTGCGTGATGGCGATATCTGCGCGCCGGGGTACACGCGCCTGAGCGACTGCCCGGAGATTCAGGCCGGGTGCCTGCGCATCGCCGAGCTGGTCGGCTCGATGACGATCAAGATCATGGAGAACACCAAGGACGGCGACGTGCGGATCGAAAACGAACTGAGCCGGATGATCGACATCACGCCATGCGGCACGATGACGCGGCTGCAATGGATGGCCGCGAACGTGATGAACACGCTGCTGTACGGTGAAGGGAACGGCGTCGTCCTGCCGAGGACATACGGCGGCATACTCAAAAGCCTGGAGCCGATCAGCGCGGCGCGGGTCAGCTTCATGCCGAAGGGCGGGAGCTACCGCGAGTACTCGGTGCTGATCGACGGCGTGCCGCACTCGCCGGAGGACGTGATCCATTTCGCGTACAACCCGGACCCGCTGTACCCGTGGAAGGGGCGCGGCCTGACGGTGACGCTTCGGGACATCGCCCAGAATCTCAGGCAGGCCCAGCGCACCGAGAACGCGTTCATGTCCAGCGAGTGGAAGCCCTCGATTATCGTGAAGGTCGACGGGTTGACGCCGGAGTTCGCCGACCCGGACGGGCGGAACAGGCTGCTTGAGAGTTACATCAAACCGCCATACCCAGGCGCGCCGTGGATAATCCCGGCGGAGGCGTTCAGCGTGGAGCAGGTGAAACCGCTCAGCCTGAACGACCTCGCAATCAAGGACACGGTGGAGCTTGACAAGCGCACGGTGGCGGCGGTGCTGGGCGTGCCGCCCTACCTGCTGGGCGTGGGCGCGTACAACCGCGACGAGTGGAATATGTTTGTCCAGACGCGGGTGCGCGGGATCGCGATGATGATCCAACAGGAGCTCACGCGCGCGCTGATCATCTCGCCGAAATGGTACATCGTGCTGAATTATTGGAGCCTGCTCGACTACGATCTGAAGGCCATGTCGGACATACTGCTGGCGGGCGCGGATCGCGGCTACATCAACGGAGACGAATGGCGCGACCGGCTGCACATGGCCCCGGCTGGGCTGAAGGATTACGTGAGGCTCGAAAACTACATCCCGACCGATATGGCAGGGGCGCAGAAAAAGCTGGTGCAGAGTGAATGAAACTGACGCTGGACTGCCCGAAGGCCCGGTACGGGCCGGACATGGCGATCATATGCGCGCGGGACGGAGAACCCTGCGCGCATCAGTATTTCAAGAGCTGCAAGGGCTGGTGGGCGCTGTCGCCGGAGGCGGCGCGGTGCCCGATAAGAAAGGCGGGAGAACATGGAGCTGAGACAAGTCCATCCGATCGCCACGCGCTTTGAGACGCGCGAGGCAGACGGGCAGAAACACATCGAGGGGTACTTCGCTGTGTTCAATTCAAACTACGAGATCGCGCCGGGCATGAGCGAGAGCATCGCGCCGGGCGCTTTTTCGCGCACGCTGGCGCAGAGCGACGTCAGGGCGCTGACCAATCACGACACCACGCTGGTCCTGGGGCGTACCAAGGCGGGCACGCTGACGCTCCGGGAAGACGATCACGGGCTGTGGGGCGACATCCTGATCAATCCGAAAGATCAGGACGCTGCCAACCTGTATGAGCGTGTGCAGCGCGGGGACGTGGATCAGTGCTCGTTCGGCTTCGAGATCGTGGACGAGGCGACCGAACGCCTCGCCGACGGGTCGGTGCATTGGACGATCCGGGACGTCGACCTGTTCGAGGTCAGCGCGTGCACGTTCCCGGCCTACGAGGCCACGAACATCTCCGCGAGGTCGGCGGAGCGCGACGCGATGCGCGCGCGCGAGCTGACCGCGTGGCGGGAAAGAATGAAGGGGGTGCTGAAGCATGGCGCTGAAAGTGCTGATGCTGGCAAGGAAGATAAAGGACGCGCGGGCGGCCTATGAGGCTGAACGCGCGAGGGACGCCGAGTTCGAGAAGCGCGAGGCCGATCTGGCCGCGATGATCGACGAGGCGCAGACGGACGAGGAGAAGGCGGCGGTCGAGGAGGCCGTGACCGCGTTCGACTCGGAGAAGACCGAGCACGTCGAGAAGACCGGCGAGCTCGAACGGACGGTGGCCGCGCTTGAGGGCGAGCTGGCCGAGATGGAAAAGGCGCAGGAGACGCCCGCGCCGACGAACGATGAAAAGAGGAGCGAAGAGAAGATGGACAAGATCATCACTCGCGGCGGCTCTGTCGCCGATATCGTCACCCGTGACGACGTGAAGGCCTACCTGGGCGAGGTGCGCAGCGCCATCAAGGAGAAGCGCGCGCTGACCAACGTTGGCCTGACGATCCCCGAGGTCATGCTTGGCATGATCCGCGAGAACGTCGAACAGTACTCCAAGCTGTACCGGCACGTAACCGTGCGGCCCGTGGGCGGCCAGGCGCGCCAGGTGATCATGGGCACCGTGCCCGAGGCTATCTGGACTGACTGCTGCGCCAACCTGAACGAGCTGACGCTGGGCTTCAACGATCTGGAGATGGACTGCTTCAAGGTAGGCGGCTATTTCGCCGTGTGCAACGCCAACCTCGATGACAGCGACGTGGCGCTGGCTACCGAGCTGATCACCGCGCTGGGTCAGGCTATCGGCCTCGCGCTGGACAAGGCCATCCTGTACGGCCGAAACGCCTCCACCACGCAGAAAATGCCGCAGGGCATCGTGAGCCGTCTGGTGCAGACCGAAGCGCCGAACGGCTATCCGGCCACCGCGCGCACGTGGGTTGACCTGCACACCACCAACATCATCACCGTGCCCTCGACCGCGACCGGCGCTGACCTGTTCAAGGCGGTCGTGACCGCGTCGGGCGCCGCTAAGGGCAAGTACTCGCGCGGCCGCACTACCTGGGTGATGAACGAGACCACGTACACGAAGCTGACCGCCGAGGCTCTGAGCGTCAACGCGGCTGGCGCGATCGTGACCGGCGTGGGCGGCACCATGCCCGTGATCGGCGGCGACATCGAGGTGCTGTCGTTCCTGCCCGACAACGTGATCATCGGCGGTTACTTCGACCTGTACACGCTGGCCGAGCGCGCGGGCACGCAGTTCGCGACATCCGAGCACGTCCGCTTCCTCCAGGATCAGACCGTGTTCAAGGGCACCGCGCGGTATGACGGCGCTCCGGCCATCGCCGAGGCGTTCGTCGCAATCGGTATTGGCGGCACCACGCCCAACGCCACCATGACCTTCGCCAGCGACACCGCGAACTGATGGCGTACATCGCGGCGGTGACCTTCGTTGACAGCGACCTGACGATCTACCATCAGGGCGACGCGTACCCGTGCTCGGGGAAACCCGACACGGGGCGCGTGGCGCAGTTAAGCGCCGATGGGCTGATCAGGGAGACCGGCGAGGGCAAGGCCAAAAAGACCAAATAAGGAGGCGCTGTGTATGGCGGTAGACATGACCGTGGCGCTACAGATGGTGAAGGCACGGCTCAACCGTCTGCCGGGCGACACGACGCTCGATGAATACCTCACGGCCCGCATCGCGGCCACGGTGGACGACCTGACCGGCATCGGCATCGATCTGACCGAATCGACGGACGATCTGATGCTGGTGGTCGATTCGACCGTATGGAGCTATCAGAACCGCGACAAGCCCGGCGGTATGCCTGACTGGCTCAGGCTCCGCAGGCGTGAGCGGTGGCTTCGAAACGGGGTGACCGGCGCATGATCCTGGACAAGGGTATCTGCGAGGTGTTCCGGAAAACAGACACGGCAGGGGCTGGCTATATGCCAGCCTTTTCTGACGTGTTGATCCATCGGGGCTGGTATGGCGAGCTGGACTTCGAGACGGCACCGGCCAGACCGACCGAGAACCGCGAGGAGGTCAGGACTGACGCGCGCGTGCGCATCCTGCAAAATCGCGGCATCAACAACCACGACCGCGTGGCGCTCACGCCGACCGGCGGCACGACCTCGCGCTTTGAGGTGACGCGCGCATATCACGGCACCGACGACGAAAGCGGCGAGCCGATCACCGACCTCACTCTGGAGGTGATCGAGCCGTGACGATCGAGGACATCCGGCAGCTCGTGATCAGCGCGGATAGCTACGCGAGCCACTACGACAGCGCGCACCGATCCGGCGCGGCGTATACCGTGTGGCGCGAGATCAGGCAGCTCGGCATGATGGCCGACGACCTGCATCAGGGCGGCTGGGCTTTCCAGATCGACCGATTCACGAAGGACGAAGGCGATCCGGTAGCTCAGGCGATCAAGGATGCGCTGGACGCCGACCCGCGCGTGGCGTACCGCTACGAGAACGACTACGAGCCGGACACGCGGTACATCCACCACATCTACGACTGCGAGGGGATCTGAATGGCGCGCTTCGACATGAGCGGGCTCGACAGCGTGATCGCTGATATGCGCAAGATGGGGCAGGCGAGCGGCGAGGTCGCCGACGCGATGCTCCTGACCGGTGCGGCGGAGGTCCGCGAGGCGTGGCGCAGATCAGCCGAAGAACACGGGCACCGCGATACCGGCGACATGATTGAGTCGATCGGCTATCCGAGGGCGCCGCAGGACATCGGCGGGGCAAAGAGCATCGACATATACCCGCAGGGCGTGGACCGGCGCGGCAAACGGAACGCCGAGAAGGCGTTCATCCTGCACTACGGCACGAGCAAAATGCCGGGCTCGCGCTGGGTCGATGACGCCGACAGGTACAGCGAGGACACGGTCGTACCGGCGATGACCGAGGTGTGGGACACGTGGATCAAGACGGGCAGCCTGAGCGGCGCGACCTCGCTGGGCGGCGGCGCGCTGACGGGCATCAGGACGACGAAAGGATGATTAATACATGGCATACATCGGAATGCAGCACGTCGTGGGCGCTACGATCACGACTGAGACTGAGGGCAGCCCGATCGTCTACGGCACCGGCATGGTGCTGGGCAAGGCGATCAGCGGCAACATCACCTGGAACCGCAGCGACAACCCGCTGTACGCGGATGACGCCATCGCGGAGAACGACAACGGCATCACCGGCGGCGATCTGGAGCTGGGCGTGGACGATCTGACCGACGAGGCGATGGCCTACGCGCTCGGCGAGACCAAGACTACCGGCACCCAGGGCGCGCCGGATGTATACGAGACGACCGACGCCGCAGCGCCCTACATGGGCGTGGGCTATGTGCGCGTGCGGCGCAAAGCCGGCGTGACGACCTATCAGGCCGTGTGGATTCTGAAAACCCAGTTCGGGCTTCAGAATGAGGAGGCCCAGACCAAGGGCGAGACCATCGAGTGGCAGACCCCGACGCTCAACGGCACGATCTTCGGCGTGAAGAACGACGCGACGCTCACGACCAAATACAGGGAGCGCGCCACGTTCTCGACGCTGGCCGATGCCGTGGCGTGGCTCGACGGCAAGGCCAACATCTGAGCCTGACGGGCGAACGGAGGATAGGACGGTATGACGTATTTCAATGTGGGCGGGCGCAAGCTCGCCCTCGCTTTCACAATGGGCGCGCTGGCCGACATGGAGGAAACGTTCGGCGAGAGGTGCAAGCTCACGTGGGAGGGCATCAATGCGCTGTTTGAGAAGCGGCGCGACGTGCTGCGCATGATGGCGATCATGGCGAATCAGGGCGAGCAGATCGAGGGCCGCGCGGGCGACGTGACGGAAGCCTGGCTGGGCCAGACCCTCAAGCCGGTGCAGTTCGTGGCGGTGCAGAAGGCGCTGCTGGACGCGATCACCGAGGGAATGAAGATGGAGAGCGACGCGGGCGACCCGGATGAAGAGGTCGACGTGGTGCTCGAAGAGATCAAAAAAAAAGACACGGCGGGCGGCTGACATACCGTCAGATGCTCGCGTATGGATTGATAGCAGGTCTCGGCCTGGGCGACATGGATAAGATGCCGCCCGGCCTGATCTGCGATTTGTTCATATATAGGCAGATGTACGACGACGCGGAGCACGGCGTGAAGCGCAGGCACGAGCCGCGATGCGCGGACTGATTGGGGTGGAACGATGGCCAACAGAGAGATCAAGACGAAGCTGACGCTGGACGGCGAGCGGCAGTTCAAACAGGCGATGAGCGAGGCCGCTGACGCGCTCAAGACGCTGGACGCGGAGCAGAAACTCGCGAAGGCGCAGTTTGAGGCGACCGGCGACGCTGAAACCTACGCTACCGAGCGCACGCGCATCCTGAAAGAGCAGATCGCACAGCAGGAACAGGCGGTCGAGGCGGCCAAGGCAGCCCTCGAACAGATGAAGGCGAACGGCGTAGACCCGAACAGCCGCGCTTTCCAGACGTGGCAGCGCAAAGTGTATAATGCCGAGACGCGCCTGATGAACCTGAATACAGAGCTCGACAACGCGGAGCAGCCGCTCGAAGACATGGCCGAGGGGCTGGATGAAGGCAAGGACTCGGCGGAGAATTTCGGTGACGCAGTCGATTCGATCAATAAGAACATATCGTTCCAGGCCGTTATCGACGCGGCGGACGCCGTGCGCGAGAAGATCGCCCAGATCGCCGGATCAATCATTCGCCTCGCCAAGGGCGCGTGGGACGTGATGCAGGGCGGCGCCGACTGGGCCGATGAGCTGTCGGCACGCGCACAGGTCGACATGATGCCCGTGGAGATGCTTCAGGCGTGGGACTACGCGGCCCGGTTCATCGACGTCGATTCCGATACGATCATCAAAGCGCGCAGCAAGCTCATCGGCCAGATGGACCTGACCAACAAGGACGCGGCGATCGCGTTCAACGAGCTGGGCGTGGCGGTGTACGACAACAACGGCCAACTGCGCGACGCAAACACAGTATTTTTCGAGACCATCGACGCGCTTGGCCGCGTGAAGAACGAGACGCAGCGCGAGATGTACGCGCAGCAGCTCTTCGGGCGATCCGCGCGCGAGCTGATGCCGCTGATCAACGCGGGTAGCGACGCCTTCAACGAATGGGCCGATCACGCGCCGATCGTCAGCGAGGAGGACATCAATAAGCTCACGGCGGCGGACGACGCGTTTGAACAGCTCGACGCCGAGCTTGACGTGGCGAAGTACGAGGCGCTTGCCGCGCTCGCACCGGCGTTTGAGACGATCGCGAGCGGCATGACGACGGTCGTGCAGAAGTTCAACGAGTTCGTGCAGTCCGAAGAGGGCCAAAAGGCGCTTGAGGGCATCGGCACCGCGATCGAGTCGATTTTCAATGCGTTCACCGAAGACGTCGACTTCGAAGAACTTCTGGGCAGAGTGCAGAAAGCCATCGAGGGCGTGACGGGTGCCTTGGATTGGGTGAGCGACAACAGCGATAAGGTGGTCAAGGCGATCGAGGCCATCGCTGGCGCGTGGGGGCTGCTGACACTCGGATCGGCGGCGCTGAAGGTCGGGAAAGTGGTGACCGGGCTGAAAGGCCTGCTGGGCGGCGGCGCGGCGGCTGCGGCCGGACGGGCTGCGGGCGGCGCTGCGGCGAATGCTGGGACGGGCGCGCTCGCGTCAGGCGCTGGCACGGGCCTCTGGTCTGGCCTTGCCGCGAAGACCGGCTCGCTCCTGTCGACCGCCGGTACGGTGGCCGGGAACGTGGCGGTTGTTGGCTTGCCTGTCGCCGTGGCGGCCGGCGCGGTATAC